TGCTTTTAGAGCCTCTAATTCTGCTTCTAAATCCATAACTTTGTCTTCTAGGTCACCTTCGTCGTCGCCCATGCCCATTTCGTCATCTGCACCCATGTCGTCATCTGCGCCCATGTCCATGTCGTCGCCGCCCATTTCTGGATCTTTAATGTCACCCATTATGTCATCTACTGGGTCACCTTCACCGAAGAAATTTTCTTCAACTTCTTCTTCTGACTCGTCAACTTCTTCATCAGTTGCTTCGTCTAGGTCTTCATCATCTGATTCATCTACTTCTTCATCAGTTGCTTCATCAACTTCTTCATCGGTTGCTTCATCAACTTCTTCATCAGTTGTTTCTTCTACTTCTTCTTCATCTTCAAGTAGTGATTCGTAAATATCTCTTGATTTTTCTACCACGATTTCGTGGAATAATGCTTCCGCACCTTCTTTGTCTTCATTGACAAGGCGCTCAAGCATTTCTTCAAACTTATTGCGATCAGTCATATGTATCTCCTTTAATTATCTTTACAAGGCTGTCTATTATATTTACACATAAAGGAAAATATACGCTGAAAATGGGGTCAAAACAGCGTATTTTATAAAAAGTTTTAATTAATATTAAATTTTTTTGTAAAATTTTCTAATTCTATGTGTTTAAAATTGTGCAAATCCTTTAAATGGTCTGGTATAAATGAATCTTTATCTTGTATTACTCTATAATAATTTGCTCTAGGATATGTATTTGCACACATCATTGTCTGTCTAGTCCAATTACCGTAATATGTTGCCCTATCTTCTTTTCGTTTATAATTTTTTGTTCCTGCATATATGTTATTTACAATTTCATTTTTATTGCCAAGTCCTACATAATCAAATCCTAACAAATATATTTCTTTTAAATTATGCTGACTTGCAAGTAACATTGCAGTAGGCCCACTACTCCATCCTTTGTTTGGTTTCATTATGTTAATATTTGGAATTCGTTGAGTAAGTTTGTTATTATTGCTCCAAACTTTATTTTCGTTTTGATATTTTTTCTCATCAAGTTCTATTATCATTTTAGTATCAACACATACCAAATGATCAGGTGCAAATTCTCTATAAAGAGCATTGCACCCGTAAACTATTCCTATTTCTTTTAATCTATGAAGATTTATTGTTTTTCTGCTTGTTCCGTTACCAAGTACAAACCCAATATTTTTCTTTGTCATACCCCACCAAGTGCTGCCTGTGCTGCTAATCCATACATTTGTCTAATATAGTTTAAATCTTTTGCTGCATCTTCGTTATGTGCATCGCTGGCTTTTCTTGCTCGGTTAATATCTCTAAGTGTTAATTTACTTTTTCTCGAGTCGTCAATTTTAACCACCGAATCGTCATTCTCACTATCGTATGTAAGATCTTCTTCCGGTTCCATTGTTTCTTTGTTAAAGTAATATAGTTCTCTAAGTATCATAGTATTATTTATATCGTTTGATCCGTTTGTGCTCCTAGGTCAGCACCTAAATCGTCACCTGTTGTAGTTTCAGGTGCTTCTCCTTCACCGCCATCAATGCCGCCAGCGTCTCCGCCTAAATCATCTTCAAGTCCGCCAAAGTCTCCTGCTAGATCTGCACCGCTTAATCCAGCACCGCGTAACTCGCCTGCTGCATCGTCTGGAACTAGATCGGTGATGTTCTCATCATTTTCTTCACGCCATAGACGTTCGTTTTCTGCAATTTCTTCATCAGTCATTCCTAAGAAACGTTTAAGAGCAAATCTATTAGACATAAACGGTATACCTTGTATTGTGCTAAAGGTACTGATACGATTATTATCAAGTTCTGCTTGTCTGTATGCTGCAAAGTTTTGCGGAGGTGTTAGACGCAAGTCAAACATACTAAAGTCTATATTTGCGCCTTTGCTATTCAAATATAATTTAAATTCTTTGTTAAAAACTTCTTCAACCATGCTTTGCAAACGTTGACAATAATTATTAAATCTTAATTCTTGAATGTATGCTGTGCCAACTCGTCCATCATTATACTGTGATGCACCGTCGTCTGCACCAGTAGGCAAGTAGGAACTAGGTATACGCAAGCCTCGAACCAGTTTGTTGGTAAAATATCTGAGATCATCAATCTCTCCTAGGTTAGTACCGCCTGGTAGTGTTTCGACCTTAGAGCCACGACCTTCAGCAGTTTGTGGAAAGAAGTAGTCTTCGTTGATTGACAGAGGATTATAACTTGAGTCTATAACATTTGTGCCACCGCCTGTCTTGGATGGGATGCGTCTTTGATGGATTTCCGTTTTTACACGCTCCACAAACTGCATAGCAAGGTGTGAAGGCATGTTGCCCACATCAACGTAGAATACTCTGCGCTCAGGCGCACGTTGTACTCGATAGATAATAATAGCATCTTCGAGTAATTCTTTTTGTTTGTATACTTTGAAAATACTTTCAAGCAAACTATTTCCAAATGGATAGTTTTGATCAAGTCCTTCACTCATTGATAAATGAACCACATGCTGTGCATCTACATATGTTTCGTCATGTTCTTGAGCAAATCTACTGGTGTTACCACTTGGTGTATGATTGCCACCAGTCATACCTTGCTGCTTAACTTGTTGATAACCGTTGGTGCCACCAGGTCCATAACTGTTTTGTGTGTTTAGTGGTGTTGCTTCTAGCATATCAAATGCAAAATTAAGATTTTTTACAACATACTGCTCAGGTCTTTTACCTTCGCTTTCGTTAACAATAATTTTTGTAACTTGACTTGGATCTACATGAAACCATTTTTGTGTTTCAGGATCTCTAATAAAAAACTGGTCGCCATATTTGAATGCATTACGTATAGTTCTAAACATACGTGTTTCAAACTGATTTAATTTACACCATTGCTGTAAATATTGTCCTAATACTGTCACTTCACTATTGGTTGCATTTGATTTAAAATCAATTTTAAAATGAGTATCGTTTGGTTTATTTTTTTGTGTGCAAAATTCCGCTAAAATATCAAGTGCAGCATTTACTTCGCTGTCACTATCCATTGTATTGTATTGATTGTATCTTTCAATACGATTAGGAGAACCAACATATACGTCTGGTAAATGCGAACTATAATTTGCTGCGGCAGGACCAACATTACCTTGCCCTCTTAAACTAAATGGGCTGTAACTTCCATTTTTATTATCTGTTGTTGGAACAGGTGTAAAATATTTTTTCCAACTCATGATGTAACACCTCTCATCATATTACCTTGTAATCCTTTTGTAGCCTTATATGTACGTCTCTGTGTAGTTGCTACACTGGTTTCAACATTTACTAGTTGACTTAATAATCCATTCATAGTATCTAACTTCACATTAAATTGATCAAACGATTGACTTTCTGTAGTATTACTTACCTGTTTTTCAGTATTAGCAGGTGCATCTTGAACAGTAGTTTCAAGATTTCTTATACTTTTCATAAGTGTGTTCATTACACCCATGCTTGTTTTTGTTCCCATAATATTTGCAGGACCACTTATAAATTCAGGACCATTTTCGCCAACTAATCCAAAACCATTTGAAGGAATAGTTCCTCCTTCTGCAAATCCTCCACTAAAGAATCCGCCTGAATTATATTGTGAAATTTTATTTGCTGTATATTGTTGTGCTTCTGCAATTGATCGTTGTGTTTCGGCAGCCTTTTGAGCAACTAGTGTAGAAAGGTTTGCTTCAGCAGCGTTTACTGCGGCTTGCGCATTATCAATATCGTTTTGTAAATCATTTGCTCTTTCGTGTATTCCTGCTTCAACTAGATCAGTTTGTCTATTTGTAAGTTCTGCTAAATCTGCTTGTGCTTCAGTAAGTTCTGCTTGTGCTTCGTCTATCCTGTCTTGTGTAATTTTTTCTTGTTCAATTTGTTGTTCTGCTGCGTCTACTGTTTCTTCTACCATTGCTCCGGTGTTAGCAGCAGTTTGTTCTGTGTTTGTTGCAATATCATCTTGAGGATTAAACATATTTTGTAACATGTTTATTAAGTCATCGTTCACACCACCGCCCAGTTTTCCTTCAGCAGCAGAAAATAATTTGTCAATAGCACCTCCAACTTGTTGAGCAAGTTGCTCGGAG